GTTGGTGTTGCTTTTTCTGATCCTGAACTCGTAGCTGGCACAACCATCACGGGCGCAACGATCACTGGGGCGACGCTGGACTCTACAACCAAAGTTCTCTCTAATATCTACACTGGCTATTCTGAGAGTCAGCAAGGCGCAACGATTGCTACGACCACTGGCGGAACCAACGATGTTTTTCTCATCGTGGCCTCTGCGGGTGTTCTTACTGCAGCGCTCTTTTCTGGCGTAGACGCTCTGGCTGCTAATGACACGAACTACATTACGTTCAGCATTACCAATCTTGGTCAGGCTGGCGCTGGTTCAGCGGCTATGTTGGCGGCTACTGACGCTAACACGACCAAAGCAACGGGCGGTTCAGCTATTACGGCTAATGCCAAGCGCACACTGACACTCAACGGCACCGCAGCCAATCTGGTTGTTGCTGACGGTGATCGTCTGCGTATCCGCGCTACGGTTTCTGGAACGCTTGCTAACGCCGTTACATTCCCTGTTTATAATTTGGAATTTTCGGTAGCTTAATATATAGCGGCCTACGGGCCGCTGTATTTATTTAGAAAGTAACAAATGGCTGTTATTTATTTGAAACACCCCGAACATGGGGTTAAAGTGGCGTGTCTCGACCTAGAGGCCGAAGCCGATATTGAGAACGGCTGGGAGAGGTTCGACCCAAATGACGACATACAGTTGCTATCAGCAAATAGTGGGGGCGATGAGGCTTCTCGGAGTGTTAGCCGAAGGCGAAACGCCTTCCGCAGAGACAGCGAATGACGCGCTATTTGCTCTGAATCAGATGATCGACAGTTGGAATACCGAACGACTGTCGGTGTTCTCAACGCAAGATCAAGTATTCAACTGGCCGTCAGGCGAGCGCAACCGCACGCTGGGGCCGACCGGCGACTTTGTGGGTTTACGTCCTGTATTGCTGGACGACGCGACTTACTTCCGCGATCCGCAGACCAACGTGTCTTACGGCATTAAATTTATCAATCAGCAACAGTATGACGGCATTGCGGTCAAGACTGTAACGTCTACTTACCCACAAGTCATATTCACTAATATGACCTATCCGAACATTGATATGGTCATCTATCCAGTCCCTTTAAGACTGTTAGAATGGCATTTTATTTCAGTCGAAAAGCTGTCGCAGCCTGCTAATCTGGCAACGGCGATCCTTTTCCCGCCTGGGTATCTGCGGGCGTTCCGCTACAATCTGGCTTGCGAGCTGGCCCCTGAGTTTGGCGTCGAGCCATCGCCTACGGTCAGCCGGATCGCTATGTATAGCAAGCGCAATCTGAAGCGCATCAATAACCCTGACGACATCATGGCTCTGCCTTACAGCATTGTTGGAACCAGGCAGAGGTTCAACATCTACGCAGGCAACATGTAATGGTCGCAACGCCTATTCTTGGCTCTAGTTATGTCACCCGCAGTCCAAATGCGGCTGACAGCCGCATGGTAAATCTCTTTCCAGAGGTCATACCTGAAGGCGGTAAAGAGGCTGCTTGGCTGCAACGCGCGCCTGGGCTGCGTTTTATAGCAAGCATAGGTCTTGGCCCTATTCGCGGTCTTTGGACGTTTTATAGCGATGAAGTTGGGTCTACAACAGGATCTAAAGTAAATTATGCTTATGTTGTCTCAGGCGAGACTTTATATAGGCTTGACTCTGAATGGGGGTCTACTGCGATTGGAACCATTGCCGGATCGACGCAAGTTAATATGACGGATAACGGGCGGCAGATGTTTATAGCCGACGGCGATAATGGCTATATTTACAATAGCACGTATAACAGAACCGCGTTTGATACGACCAATACAGTCACAACTGTATATAATGGCGACACAACGTATGTTTACCCAGGTCAGCCTGTGTCGGGCACAGGTATTCCGTCAGGGGCTACGGTTTCCAGCGTAGTTTATGACACGACGACTGCTACGTTTAATACGACTAACGCAAGCACGACGGTATCGGGCGGTAGCACAACTAATATTAATGTCGGTCAGCCTGTGTCCGGCACAGGTATTCCGGCAGGCGCGCGAGTTGCTAGCATTACAAATACTACGACGTTTGTATTGTCGGCGGCAGCTACGGCTACCAACACAGGCGTTACGTTGACGTTCGCGCCGTTTTTTATCTTATCGGCAGCGGCGACAGCCACCAATACTGGCGTTACTCTGACATTCTCTCCTTTCTTGACCCAGCTTACGGCACCTTTTGCTGGCGCTGTTGGCTGCGGTTTTCTTGATGGATGGTTTGTTTTCAATCAACCTGATAGTCAGATCTTTTGGGTTTTGGATTCAACAAGCACAACACTTGACCCCTTGTATTTCGCCAGCGCGGAAGGCTCGCCGGATAACCTTGTTACGTTAATTGTTGATCATCGTGAAATCTGGTTGTTTGGCACCAACTCTGTCGAAGTATGGTATGACGCCGGATTGCCTGACTTTCCTATGGCGCGTATCCAAGGCGCATTTAACGAAATTGGTTGTCTTGCTGCTTATTCAGTCGCCAAGCTCGACAACGGTCTGTTTTGGCTTGGCACTGATCAACGCGGTAATGGTATTGTCTATCGTTCTAAAGGTTACTCCGGCGAGCGCGTTTCGACTCATGCTGTTGAGTGGCAGATCCAACAATACAGCAATCTATCAGACGCTGTTGGCTATACTTATCAACAGGACGGCCATAGCTTTTATGTTTTGAACTTTCCTACCGCCAATACCACATGGGTTTATGACGTGGCGACGGGTGCTTGGCATGAGCGCGCCGGTTGGGAAAATGACGCTTTTACCCGCACTCGCGGTAATTGCCAGTTAAATTTTAACAATGAAATTCTTATTGGTGATTATCGCGCAGGCGAACTCTACGCTTACGACCCAACAGTTTATTCAGAAGCTGGCACAACACAAAAATGGCTGCGGTCGTGGCGCGCGTTACCTACCGGCCAGAACAATCTAACGCGCACAACACAGCATAGTCTTCAGTTAGATTGTCAAGCTGGGGTAGGTATTTCCGGCGCAGATTATTCATATTTAGATGATGGTTATTTAGCTACGGAAGATTCTAATCTGATTATAACTGAAGATGGCAATTATATAATGACGCAAGGCGCATTGCCTGAACCTGGCGTTAATGCACAGGTCATGTTGCGTTGGTCTGACGATGGCGGACATACATGGTCTAATGAGCACTGGAAGTCTATGGGCCAGATTGGTCAGACTGGCTATCGCACGATCTGGCGGCGGCTTGGCATGACGCTCAAGCTCCGCGATAGAGTTTATGAGATATCGGGCACTGACCCTGTTCAGATCGCCATCATGGGCGCTGAACTGCACATGAGTCCGACCAATGCCTAATCTGGTCGATAACAACACACAAATCCCCGCAGCCCGCGTCAAAATGAACGACGATAATACGGGCTTTGTTAACCGCCCATGGTATCGTTGGTTCTTTAATACTTATCAAGCGCTTGAAGCTGGACGGCGATACGGATCATTTTATAGCACAACGACTTTTACACCCGCTGCCATAAACACGGCGTATGAGATAACTTTTAACAATACATTTACACGCGCTGATGGGTCTGATGTAACCTACGGTGTCTATGTTGGCACACCAACGTCGCGTATTTATGTAGACAATACAGCCACTTACAATTTTCAGTTTTCGGCGCAGTTACAAAATATTTCTGGATCGGGGCATAGTGTTTTTATTTGGCCTCGCGTTAACGGCGTCAACGTAGATGATTCCGCGACACAAGTAACTTTAGGCGGCGGTTCAAACGCTGCGGCTGTTGCCGCGTGGAATTTTGTGCTAAACCTTCAGACAGGTGATTATTTTGAACTTATATATTCGGTAGATAGCACAAACGTTAGAATACCTTATGTGGCTGCGTCTAGCCCTGTCCCCGCTATTCCTTCGGTCATCCTGACCGTAACAAGTTGTGTAGGTGTTTAAATGGCCGTTATAACTCCCACAGCCAAAGCTCAGTTTATTGACGCGGCTGGCATTCCTCTTGCTGGCGGTTTTGTCTATACTTACGCTGCGGGCACGACCACGCCGCAGGCGACCTATACGGACTCAACCGGCGCTACGGCCAATACTAACCCTATTATTCTTGATTCACGCGGTGAAGCTAATATTTGGCTTGGTTCCGCGACATATAAATTTAGACTTTGTAATTCAAGTAATACAGAGATATGGACAGTCGATAACATCTCGGCTCCGACATCGGGTCTTTCGCCAGTTCTGTCAGGTAACGTCGTTATTGATTCAAATACCTCTGGCACGGCGTTAACAATTACACAGACCGGCACAGGTTTGGCGTTAAAGGTTGAAGATCAAAGTTCTGATCTGACGCCATTTGTCGTAGATTCTACAGGCCGCGTAGGCATTGGGACACTTAGCCCTTTGACTTCATTAGATGTTAACGATGGCACAATTCAGTTATCATCTAGCGGCACGTCTCGCACAACGCTATCCGCTAATGCGTCTAATTCTATGCTTACTTCAGTAGGCGCGCGCGATCTTATCTTAGCCGCCAATAGCACTAATTTAATTTATGGCACAAGCTCTGGATACGTTGGCATTAAAAACGCTAGTCCGACCGTTGAATTAGACGTTACGGGAGCTTTTAAAACATCAGGGGCTATTACTGGCAATACGACTATAGCCTCCGGCACAACTCTTACCGCTGGGTCATCTTTAACTGTCACAACTTCGGCTTCTATTGGCACAACGTTAAGCGTCGATACAGTTCAAGAAAAGACAGCTTCAGCGGGAGTATCTGTAAATAACACATTGAAAGTAGACACGATTAGCGGAAAAACATCTGCCAACACGGTTACTTTAGCTGGTATTGCTATCGCAAGCAGTCAGATTCCGGCGGAAAATCGTTTAATAACTGCAAGCACAGCGCAGGCATCTACTTCGGGGACATCAATACCATTTACAAGTATACCGTCTTGGGTAAAACGCATCACTGTTCTTTTAAGTGGTGTTTCGCTTACGACTACCGATAGTATAGCCCTTCAACTTGGCACATCTTCGGGTTATGAATCGTCAGGTTATATAGGCGCTCTTACAAACGTGGCAGCGGGGTTAGCTACTTCCGGCACTAATTTTGGCTCGTATTTTACTTTAGTTTCAGGAAGCAGCGCAACAAATACTTTTTCAGGCAATCTTATGTTATGTTTATTAGGCTCAAATACATGGGCTGTTTCAGGTATTCTTGGATGGGGGCCATCGTCTATTATTACGTCACAAATTGGAGGATATAAAACTCTCTCAGGAACTTTAGATAGAGTTCAAATCCTAGCGGTTGCCGGAGCTTTTGACGCTGGATCAATTAACATACTTTATGAGTAATATGGCGTGCTATACATCATCAAGACCTAATGATCGCGTTGTAGCCTTAAAGATAGGCTATGCTGCGACTGATTGGGAAGACTATATAAGTTACGAGGACTACGAGGCTATTGCGGCAGATTGGGATTTGAAATTGATACTAAGAGATAACACGCCGATAGGAGCTATCTATTCCAAAAACGGCGAAACTCATGTATCAATATTACCTGAGTGGCGCAGGCGCTGGCTGACTAAAGGATTGTTAAAAGAAATCTTGGCGGATATGCAATTTACAAAAGTCGCTAAAGGCCATGATTTTATGTATAACATATTGGAAAGACTAGGTTTCAAGCCACAGGCAGATGGAACCGTAGCAAGAGAGAACTAATATGGGTTTTCAATCTGCCGCTAACGCCGCCGCCGGTGGCACACAGCAAGGAATGATGTATCAGTTTGGTGCGGCAGCGCAACAGGCTGAAGCACTTCGACAGGCGCAAGAGCGCGCGGCGGCTGAATTAAAGGCTGGTCGTGAGCAAGGCATAGGCGCGTTAAAAGAGGGCCAAGCTGGCGCGCTACAAGCGCTCCCACAGTTCTACCAACAGGGTATAGGATATCAACAACCTTACATGGATGTTGGCGGCGGCGCAGTTAATCGTCTTGGCGCTCTTTACGGTCAAGGCGGCGAATACACGCAACAACCGACGCTTGAACAACTTCAAATGGATCCTGGCTATGCGTTTCGCATGGAGCAAGGCCGACAGCAAATGCTTAACGCTGCACGGTCTGGCGGATTAGCAGGGTCGGGCGCAGCGTTAAAAGCTGCCACACGTTTTGGAGCTGGCGAAGCGAGTCAAGAATACGGCAACGCTTACAACCGCTTTTTAGCTAATCGTTTAGCCACGTCACAGGCGCTTCAAGGTCTTGCAGGATTAGGCGCAAACGCCGCGCAGACCTCGACAGGACTTGCCGGTCAAACTGGCGCTAATCTGGCGAATGTCTACACCGGCACAGGCGCTAACATTGCTAACACCGCAACCGGCACAGCGGCTAATCTAGCCAATACCTACGCCAACACAGGCAACCAACTTGCTAACGTCTATGGCGGTCTAGGTCAAGGGCTTGCTCAAGGCGCGGCTAACATTGGTTCGATCTACGCCCAAGGCGCGATGGGGCCGACTAATCTTCTTGCCGCTCTTGCGGGTCAAGGTCTGCAAGCTGGCGCGTATATATATGGGCGCAGGCCAGCGCAGGGAGTTGTAGATTAATGCCGATTCAATACCAACCACTTCCTGAACTTCAGATTCCAAACGTCAATATCCTTGGCGCGTTAGCGCAAGGGCAAGCCTCTTCTTTGCAAGAAGCACAAGCGGAAAAACTGGCGCAAGGGCTGCAAATTCAAGCTGATAAAGACGCGCGCGAAGCTAGTCTGGCAGCGCAGAAATTAAAAAATGAAGAATTAGATTTTGCAGTTAAAAATGCAAATATATTTAGAGATCGTTTGCAGCAAATAAATCCTACATCACCTGACGCGCAAGCACGTTACGACGCACTTTTGCAAGAGTTTCAGCCTAAAGCCCCGTCGCTTTTGGCTAACGTCCCGACTGTGTTTAACGCGCAAACGCAACGTGATCTACTTACCTCGCACGATGACTTTATGAAAGTGACCGCGCCTAAAGAGCGCGATACAATGGTCGATGGCAAAGTCGGCAAGGCTACATTTATCTTCGACCCATACTCTCAAACGGAGCGCATGGTCAGCGGATCATTTCAGCCAGGGGCTAAAGATCTTGTCGAAGTAAAAGACAAAGACGGAAATATTATCGGCGTCCGCGAAAAGGGTAGCACACAAATCCAAGAGCTGACGTTACCAGGGCAAGCGGCACCTACTGTTGCTGCGCCTGTTGATGGTATGCCAGGGCCACGCGGCGCGGCTGTTGGAACACAATTAACACGCAAGTTTGAAGGCTTTATTCCTACCGCAAAGTTCGACGTTAACGCGGAACGTGTTGGCTACGGTAGCGATACAATCACGACGCCGGAAGGTAAAGTTGTTCCTGTCGCTAAAGGCACGACAACGACTGAAAAAGATGCTGAACGCGATTTAAAACGTCGTATTGAAACGGAATTTATCCCTAAAGCCGCGGCACAAGTCGGCCAAGAGAATTGGGATCGTCTGCCGGAGAACGTCGCGGGCGCGCTGACATCGGTTACTTATAACTATGGTAGCCTTCCGAACAAAGTCGTTGCCGCTGTTAAGACAGGCAATGTTAACGCAATAGCTAACGCAGTCGAAGCATTAGCCGACGATAACAAAGGAGTTAATCGCGGACGCCGCATGAGCGAAGCCGCGACGATTCGCGGTAGCGAAATGCCTGGAACGGCTGCGGTTCCATCATTTGCCGCCGCTCCGCCCCCTGCGGCTCTTGGTATGTCTCCGCAGATTGTGCCGCCTATCAACATGATGGCGGGCGGCGCTATGCCGATTCAGAACGCGATGGCCGCTCCAGCGGCACCACCAATGACACTTGCGGAGTTCGCAAAACAGCCGTTAAAGAAAAAGAACACAGAGTTCTTTAAAGACCTTCTTACCTCTTATGAAGATCAACAGCGTGCCGGTCTTCTTCCGACTAAAGAGGAAGGCGGCATTTCTCGCGCTAAAAAAATTGCAATGGCGAATATACCGCCAGCCGTTGCGCGCACAATAGATCCAGCGGGTCAAGAAATGCGCGATGTTACGATCAACAAGATAGATCAGTATATCAATATGTTGCGTGACACTGGCACAATGACCGGCGGCGAAGGCAATACAATTGCTGAACTTGAGGCCAAGAAGAAAATTCTTGGCGGAAGTGATCTGACGATTGATGCTCTTCGTAAGATTGTAGTTGACCTTGATAAACGCTTTGGCACTGGCACACTTAAAGCTGAAGGCGCAGCGAAGACTTTCACGGTGAATGTTCCTGGCATGGGCGCAGTTCCATTCCCTAGCCAAGAAGCGGCAGACGCATTTAGAAAAGAGGCGGGCCTTTAAAGATGGTCGATTATGCCGCGCTCATTGCTAAACACGGTGGCACCGCGCCAGAACCAAGCGCGGTAGACTATGCAGCTTTGATTGCCAAACACGGCGGCACGGCACCTGAAAAAAGTTTGACTGCCGAACGCGCAGTCCCTGTCGCTATGGGCGCGGCAGCGCCGACAGTTGTGGGGGCGTTAGGCGGCATGGGCGCAGCGGCGTTAGGCGGCGGCGCAGCGATTCCGGCGGCTTTAGGCGGCGCAGCGTTGCTTGGCGGCGCTGAACTTGTCGGCAATCTTTATAATGTTGCGCGAAGCGCGACTGGTTACAAGCCTGTCAAGACACCGTTTGAGTATATTCGCGGCGCGCTTCCGCAAGAGTTTCAGCCACAGACTCCGCAAGAGCGTTTGTTAGCCGCTGGCGTTGAAGGCGGTCTTGGCGCAGCTACAGGCGCTGGCGCAGCGAGATCAGCTATTAATGCGATGTCGTCGGCAGGGCGCGCAGCTCCGGCAGCGCTTAACGTATTAGCCGCGCAACCAGTCGCGCAAACGGCAGCGGGTATTGCAGCGCCTGTCGCGGCTGAAGCCGCGCAACAAGCGGGCGCAGATCCATACACGCAGTTTGGCGCGGCTATTCTTGGCGGCGTTGCTGCCGGTAAATCGGCGGCTATGCTTAATAAGATCGGACGCACCGCGTCTGCTACGCTTCAAAATATAGGTCTGCCATCTACGCAGCAACTTGGGCGAGAGGCCGACGCAGCGTTTGAGACAGTTAAAAGATCTGGCCTTGAATACGAGCCATCGGCGGTTATGGACTTCCGCAACCGCGTTGAAAAAGAACTACGCACAAATTATGATCCTGCCAGTAGCCCCAAAGTCATGTCGATTCTTGACCGCATTACAACGCAAGCGCAGGCGGGCGAAACATCTATCAAGGATTTACACGACATCCGCAAAGTTATCGGATCGGAACTTCGCGCAGGGTTTAATCCTGACCAACGCACGCAACGCGCTATGGGCGGTATAATGACCGACGCGTTGGATGACTTCATTACTAACCCAACAACGCCGACTATCGCTAGTAAAGCTAATCTTAATCCGGCGCAGATTACGGGAACATTCCAAGACGCAATTAATAAATATAAGATGATGAGCCAAAGCGCGGAAATAGAACAAGCTATTTCACGTGCGGCTAAACCTAAAGCTGATTTTGGCTCTGTTATACAGACACAAATGAGTCGCATTGCAAGCAGTCCTGCACGTTTAAATCGCTTTACGCCAGAACAACGGCAAGCTATTTCGTCGATTGCGGCGGGTGAGTTCGCGCCTGGCGTTGTCAGTGGGCTTAGTAAGTTTGCACCATCCTTTAGCGTCCCTGGTCTTATTAAGGGTGGTTTTCAAAGCGGTATCGGTGTAACTGGCGCAATGCTTGGCAATCCTCTTGTTCCAGCGGCGATGGCCGGTCTTGCAGGCACAGGACTTGTGGCGCGAGTAGCTCGCAATTCTCTGGCTAATGCAGCTATGCGAAACTTAGCTGCGTCAACGCGCGGCGGCGCACTTGCTACACCATTAGCACCTGCTAACTTTGGCTTGCCTGCGATGGCGCAAGGCGTAAACGCGATGGCCCCGCAATGAACAGCGAAATCCAAGTATTTTTTGATGTTGCCGTAGGCGTGATCGGCGTCCTGGGCGGATGGGTATTGAATACCGTCTGGGGCGCTGTCAAAGACTTGCAAGTTGCCGATAAAGAACTGGCCGAAAAGGTTGGTGAAATCGAGGTGCTTGTTGCTGGTCGTTACATCACACGCGAGGAATTTAATACCGTGCTCAATCAAGTGTTTGCAAAACTCGACACCATTCGAGATCTTGTAAGCCAGAAAGCAGATCGGCGATGAAAGAGAACTATCCACAGGCGCTAAAGCAGGTTCTCAAATATGAGGGCGGCAAAGTAGATGACCCTCGCGACCCAGGCGGCAGGACTGCTTTCGGGATCACGCAGGACACATATAATGCGTGGCGTAAAAAACAAAATCTGCCGACAGTTGACGTATTCACGATCAGTCAGGCGGATGTTGCGGCCATTTACCGCCAGGAATATTGGGATCGTGTTCGTGGAGATAATCTGCCCGACGGCGTTGATTTTGCTGTGTTCGATTTTGCTGTCAATTCAGGCGTAAGCCGCGCAGCTAAAACTTTGCAAGCCGTTGTTGGCGTCACACAAGACGGTCAGATTGGCCCAGCGACCATAGAAGCCACCAAGACTTACGTTGCTATGGCCGTCACGAACAAACGGCTGGCGTTCATGCAGTCGCTGTCGATCTGGTCTACGTTTGGCAAAGGCTGGGCTGCGCGTATTGCAGACGTTAAAGCGCAGATCATAGCGCTTGTTAAATAGAATCATTGTCGCTCTTACGGCGTCATATGTTGCAAAACTAGCATTTATGCTTGGCATTTATTTTAGAGGAGCACTCGAATGATTAAGAATTGGAAAACCACTATCCCTGGCGTTCTCACTCTCGTCGGTGTCCTCTTCAACGCTTGGCAAACTAAAACGCTTGACTGGCCTTCTTTGCAAGCTGCGTTGATTGCTATTGGTCTTATCGGCGCTAAAGATTTTAACGTCACGGGCGCATGACAACTGCTATCTTAATTGGCTTATTTTTAACGGTGCTCTACGGCGGCGTTAAAATGTTAATCGCTGATGCTTATGATCGTGGGCGGCGTGAGGAAGTCACACGTCGTATGGATCTGCAAGCTAAACTGAAAGCACGACAGACCAATGTTGTCATGGCCCCTAAAACCGTGGACGATACTGCTACTGATCTCGACAACGGCACTTTCTAGCTG